GGGGCAAAAAGAGAAGACAAAACACAGAGCCTTCTATGGTTCTGCAAGGAGGGGAAATGATTGAGCCAGCAGTAGCACTAGGACTGAAACCAAAGCCGGTGGATGAATGGCCGCCGATCAAATCATATTCAGAGTTGGTGCGCGAGGACATGCCTGCGCCACAGGTTTTGATTGATGGTATGTTGCACCGAGGTGGCAAGTTGCTCCTTGGCGGAGGCAGTAAGGCTTACAAGTCATGGTCGCTGATTGACCTAGCCCTTTCGTTACATGCCGGTGTACCTTGGTGGGGACAGCAGACGCACCAGGCTAGGGTGCTGTTTATTAATTTCGAGATCCAAGAATGGAGTTTCCGCAACCGGTTGGCGGATGTTATCAAGGCGAAGGGACTGGAAGGGAAGGTAGATGATTTCGATGTTTGGACCCTGCGCGGGCATGCTGCCGATCTAACCCTAATCCGCCCTATGATCGAGAAGCAGATTGAGGGGCGGGGGTACCAGGCGATCATCCTTGACCCTAACTACATGCTCATGGGCGAGCGGGACGAGAACTCAGCCGGAGATATGTCAAGCCTGATGAATGAGTTTGAGTACCTAGCCACACGCCACAATCTGTCAATCATCCTTTCACATCACTTCTCCAAGGGTAATAAGAGTGGCAGCGAGGCCATTGATAGGTTCAGCGGGTCAGGTGTTTTTGCGCGTAATCCAGATAGCCTTGTCGTTCTCACACCTCACGAAGAGGATGAGCGCACCTTCACCTGTGAGGTCACGCTCCGCAACTTCTCACCTATGGATGCCTTCGTAGTCCAATGGGGATATCCATTGTTTCGACAGAACTTCAGCCTTAACCCCGACAAGTTAAAGAAACCAGGCGCACACAAGGCGGTTGACGATAAAAGGTTCCTAACAGAGATGGGTAGCAAGGAGTGGCTGGCAGGAGATTTATGCCGTCACATCATGGAAAAGCTGGAAGTATCTGAGTCAACCTTCTATCGGCACCTTAAAAGGCTGTCAAAAGCTAACAAGATACTATCAGACAACGGCTTATATACTGCCAATCAAGTTACTTTCTAGGTCCTGTCATTTCGCTGTCATTTATTGAGCATTCAGACTCATATATATATATGAAAGAAAATCACGAAGGGAATGTAGAGGTAGGACTCCTTAGTCCGTCCTACCCCTACCGCTACGCTCATTCCCGTAGTGCGATTCACTTTTAATTGAAAAGGGTGCGAGCCGGTGTGCTACAATAACCAAGTGAAAGACTCAGACAGGCTGAAGATGCAGTATATCCGGCTGCTGCATGCAGAGAATGCGCAGTTGCATGCAGTTCTCCGTTTGCTTTGCCAGCTTGTGAATGACATGGAGAACAATTGCAGCTTCGAGGTGTTCGAGACTGAGTGGGCAGAGATTAGCTTGGCTGTGGCTAGGCTATCGTTGTTTTTTAGGAAGCACCAGAATGACCTACAATCGCTCGTGGATTCGATTCCTAAGGACTTTGATGGGGATGAGGTAGATGAGACGTAAGGCACCAAGGGAAGGCAAGAATAGGCCTCAGGATGGCCTAAAATCGAGCCAGGATAGGCCTAGAAAGCGTCTTGGTAGTAAGGTAAGTAGAGGACAGCAGGAACATAGTGTTAAGTTCAAGATTGAGCCACCACCCATCCCTGACAGGCCATTGGGTAACCGAGCCTGCTGCTGCAGGATAGGAAAGTAAACTTAACTCTTAACGCTCTCGCCAGATGTCTTAACGCTCTCGCTGTTTGCTTGACGCTCCCGCTGCCTAGCCCACCTAGCGTTAACCATAGCAACATAATGCTCGCGAGTCCTAGCTTTTTGAGAACCTTTAACGCTCCCGCCCTTGCGCCCGATTTTGGAAAAGTATTCTTTTAAGATTTGATTTTTATCCATTTGTTTATTTATGACTATGCCTCCGTTTGTTGTAAATAAAAATGCCTGCGCTTCCGTTTGTAAGACGGCGAATGCCTGCGCTTCCGTTTATTAGGATGCCCTGACGAGAGCCGGAATCCATCCTCCGTTCCCCTCATTGACGAGGGGAAACGAGGAGAGACTAGGCTACAACCTCCCATCCGTTGCTAGTCATTGACGCAGTCACTAATCCTTTCCACTCCCTAGCCTCCTCATTGGTCATCCAATAACCAAGCCAAGGCTGTGAAGAATCTTCCAAGGCCGTAGCTTTCTGCGATCCATTTGTCTCAATGGTATGCACTATTGTTCTTCCAGAACATTTTAATTTGATTGGTGGATGTGGTATGCGGTTTATCATTGTGTGCGTGTCCTTTCTTTCTGTTTGTTAGGCCATTCCGATAGGGTTTGACCTCTCCTCCCCTCAGTAACGAGGAGAGACGAGGGGAAACTACTTCCTTCCCATGAATATAATAAAGGCCATCAATATCGCGCCTAGCACTAAGCCATTCGCGAAGACATAGGGGATATTCATTCTGTCACCTCTTCCGCTCTCAATACTTCCCAGTCTGGATTCATTGTCTCTTCCTCGGTCCAATCTGCGCCGTCCAGATTTTCTGCCTTTTCAATAGCCTCATTCTCATTTTCTGCAATTATCTCGACCTCGTATTGAATAACGCTCTGCGCGATAACTTTCCATTTTCTCATTTTCTTATCTCCTTTTCTTTTCTTATCTCCGCGCTCCATTCCATTCCATTGCGCACCGCCCATCGTAGGGCGCGAGCGTAGGACGTGAACCGCGCGAAGAATTGGCCTTGCGAATTGTAAACAGAATAAAAAAAACTAGTGCTTGCCATATGCGACAACCTCCTGCTTTTTATCCCAACATGCGCGACAAGTAAGGCACTTATTCCCTTGCTCTGCGGATGGGCAAGTTTTCCCGCTTGTCACTACAGTCGACACTTGAACGCCTAAACGGCGAGCCAATGGCAACGGCGCCACACCGTCGATCATATGGGCAGAGAGGCGAATGGTTAGATTTTCTGGAATCTTCCCGCCATTATTGATAAATGACTGAAGGACTCCAGCCTCTCGCGTTGGCAGCCAATGGCGCACGTTTGGAGTGCGTTCGCATACTTCCACTATCTTTTTTAGATGATTCTGATTCTGAATATCTCCAGAATCGTGCCATCGGAAAAACGCATTTCCTTCCGCTTCGATAAGGTAAACCATACTATCCACCCAATCGGAACGGCGCAGGGAACGCAAACGGCGAGCCATCGCGTCCCTCGTGCTTTTATATAGATAAGTTGAGCGCATCGCATAGCACTTGCTACATACCGAACCCTCAACTTTTCTCAGCTTCCCGCCTACCTTGCAAAGGCTCGCGGGAATTGAATAGGCGGGACAAGGCATTTTAGAAGGGCGAGAGAATCCACCGCCCGTTGACGTTGTCGCGTGTTCGAATGTCATCATTTTTGCACCCCTTTCCATGCATTCTCTTTCACCCATTCCAAAACCTTTTCGGCATGGTAAGAGGTTGTCGCTTCATGTAGCCATTCAATTAGGCGATCCGCATGGAGTTGACCGAAAATACCGCTCATAACTAGCTCCCTAGTCTTCCAATTAAGGATCGCAATTTTCACAACGGCGGAAGACGGGAAATAATCGTTTCCGCTGATTTTCGCTTGGATAATTCCACCAACGCACTCTTCGCCAATCTTCCACGTTTTGGTACGCTTCATGTTATTTTTCCCCCCTTAATCTTTTCGACAGAGTGAGGGCTTTAAGCAAATCCAAGCGGCCTTGCCAATATCCAACATCATAAGACAAGGAACACGATGAAACGCGTGATCCGCATTCGTATTCCAATGTGTCTTCTGATTTTGTAAGCTCTCTCTGAGCCTCAAGTGCGAGACTTAACATATATTTTTTTGTCATAGTGTGTTCTCCTTTTTCTTTTATGCCTTGGGAGTTCCAAGCGGATTCTCCCTCGACATAGGCAAACATACGCAACCGGATTGAGCATGCAATACCTTTTTTTAGTTTAAGAATATGGTATAAGCTTTCTTAATGGATGAAATAAGCGCAACTCCTAGCGCACCGGAGAAAGCCAAGAACGGGCGCGAGATATTCACCGATAAGATCGCGGAAGAAATTATATCCGCTTGCGGCTCCGGTTTCACAATAGAAAAGGCCGGCGCACTTGTGGGCGTGAATGCTTCCACGATTAGAACGTGGGCGCAACGCAAACCGGACTTCGCCCGTAAAGTCGAGACAGCCCGAAAAAAGCATGAATTATCCCTACTTCGTGACATAGAGTTAGCAGGGCAGAAAAGTTGGCAGGCCAAGGCATGGCTAGCAGAGCGAGTATACAACCATGCAATCCCAAGCGCACGACTACAAGTAAGTCAAGACGTTACGCATGGAATCAGCGGGAACCTTGCGCAATTATTAGCGGGCATTGCCGGAAGAAAAAAGGCACAAGTGATTGAAGCGGAAGTAATTGCGAATAAACCAGTCCTACCAATTCGAGACAATAGCTATTGTGCGACAGATGGCACGCAAACTATTGTAACCACAACACCTGATAAGATTCCTAGACCTAGAAAAATAAGCATGAGAAGACGCAAGCCAAGGGCAGAAAGCTTGGCCAAGTACACCACCACGCCACCCGCCACGCCCCCAGCCCCATAATTTTTATATATACCCCCCCTAAATTATTCTGGCACAAAACAAAAAGAGGTCTTAACTCACACTAATGCCAAAGCCTCCTAAGCGTAGCCAAGAAGAGATTCTTTTAGACCTATCCAAACCAGCCGCATTCGCTGCTAACGTCCTTGGAATCAATCTGTATGATTGGCAACGAAAGGTACTGCGTGATCTTGAGCCTAAAGACTGTCGCGTAGCCCTGCGTGCAGCAAACGGCTCCGGCAAGACAAGCACAGTAATCTCAGCGATTCTGATATGGCATGCGCTGGTTTACCCGCGCTCAATCGCTGTAACAACCGCTGGCGTTTTCCGTCAAGTCGAAAGCCAACTTTGGCCTAGCCTGCGTAACCACATTGCCAAGCTTGGTGGCGCGTGGGAGGTCACATCTGGCGAGATCCGCTACCTCCACCCCAACGGCAACACATCACGCATTATAGGCTATTCAGCTACCGACCCAGGGCGTGCTGAAGGCTGGCATGCCGAGGACCACGAATACCATCCATTGCTCATGGTAGTGGACGAAGCAAAGACTGTCGCAGACCCGCTATTCGAGGCCATCAGCCGGTGTCAACCAACCCGCTTGCTAATCGCATCCAGCCCAGGCGGGACCAGTGGGGCCTTCTATCGTGCATTCACCAAGGAAGCCAACATGTGGTCAAAGCACGCAGTCACAGCCTTCGACTGCCCACACATAACGCAGAAGCAGATTGACGAAATAACCCAGCGGTACGGTGAGAAACACCCGCTTACCCGCTCCATGATTTACGGCGAGTTTGTGGACATAGGTGCAGAAAGCTTGGTCATTAACCTAAACCAGCTTCAAAACTGCTATAATGCACCACCTAGATTCAAGCCAGGTGTAAGGAAGGCTGGGGTAGACTTTGCTGCCGGAGGCGATCAGAACGTGATCTGCATAAGTGATGGCAACAAAATCCTGCCCATGATTGCATGGCGTGAGAAAGACACAATGGCAGCTGTTGGTAGGTTTATTGTTGAGTTTAAGAAGTCTGGGCTGGAAGCCAGTAACATCTACGCTGATGCGAGTGGCATGGGCATGGTCATGTGCGATGCATTGGCTGAATCCGGATGGTCTGTCAATAGGGTAAACTTTGGCGCGTCTGCATACGACAACAATGCCTATACCAATCGGTCAGCCGAGATGTGGTACGGCATGGCAAAGAAGATTGAGGATGCCGAGATCATACTGCCAGAGGATGAGGACTTGACCGCGCAGTTGACATGCAGGCGCACAATCACAAACAGCAAAGGCAAGCTAGGAGTGGAATCCAAGGATTCAATGCGCGCCAGGGGGTTGGCATCACCGGATAGGGCGGATGCCTTGGCACTATGCCTCAGTAGCTCAAATGTTGGACTTGACTTGACTTTCCAAATAGAGCGTCCAACTTGGAAGTCACTTCAAGAAATGATGGTGGCACACGACCCCGTCATGGCTGGATTTGACCCTGGAGGATAAAACAATGAATGTATGGAACTGGATTACTGCTAATTGGACAAGCATCGTTGCTGCTATTGGTGGCATCGTTCTTGCCGCTCGCATCATCGTCAAGCTCACACCTACTCCCGCTGACGATTCTATTCTTGAAAAAGTTGTAAATTTTCTAAAGTCGGTTGGTCTTAAAATCGACTAATTGATTTTGTGCTGCGTGCAATCCTTGAGATCATCGCAGCCGTGTTTCGCATCATTCCAGGCTGGAAGGAAAAGCGTACTCAAAATATCGAAGGTGAGTGGAGGCATAACCGCAATGCTATTGAGCGTGACCTTCGCGGTGATTCTTGGTGGATGCGCAACAACGACACCAGTAACCCACACAACAGGGATAGTTGAGGAACTGATGAAAGATCCTACCTACATCGAAATCCGCAGGGGTACGCCTGGAACCCGTGAATGGGCTAGGAAGGCATTGAATGCCGTCAACGATCTTTCGTATGAACTTAAAGTGGAGCGCAACAAATGAACGCCAAAGATACTCGCAGAACAGAATACTATTCCAGAATCATTGATTCGCTCAATCAGCGCGAGACATGGGAGAACCGGCAACGGTTGTTTTACCAGGCTCGTTACTTTGGTGTTCGCCGGAAAGTCAAGCCTTGGCCTACAGCCGCAGATCTTCACGTTCAGTTGATCGACACAGCAATTGAGAAGCTGAAGCCTTCCTTCGTCAATAGCGCAATCGGAAACGACATCCTGTCCAGCTTTGTCCCGATGCGCCAGCAGTTGGCACCGCTGACTGTTTCTGCCGAGCGTTGGTTCGACTACAACATGCGCGAAAAGACGAATTTCCAGAAAGAGATTGTTTCCGTCATCGACAACATCCTGCTTTACGGGCGTGGAGTTGCGAAGATCATCTGGAACGAGGACAAGAAGCGCATCGACTTTGAGGCTATTGATCCTTTCCACATCATTGTTCCGGCCTACACAAAGGAGTTTAAGGATGCAGATTTCATCGTTCACATCGTCTCGACAAGTGTCGATTCCTATAAGGCAAATCCCCTGTACAAACAGGATGAGGAATTTATCAAAACAATTTCTGGTAAACCCTCCAAATCGGTGGGCTTACGAAGTGAGATTCAGGATGAGATTTATAGACGGGAAGGAATTACTCAAGAAGCTGAGAATGATCGCATCATTCTTTGGGAGATGTACACACCTTCTGAAGACGGATGGAAGGTCGAGACATACAGCCCGCTTGTCGTAACCGAAGATGTCCGTAAGCCTTTCACTTTGCCGTATCGTCACGGCGAACCTCCTTTCGTAGATTTCCCCTATGAGGTCACAGGGGGCGGTTGGTACAGTCCGAGAGGCGTTGCAGAGATCCTGCTCCCGAACGAGAACCTGCTAAATAAACTAAAGAACTCCCTCTCCGATTACGTTGAACTGGCCAACCGACCCGTTTTTGAGGCACAGAACCCGATATCGCTTAACACATCGAATTTGAAGATGCAGCCTGGCCAGATCCTGCCACAGGGATTAAAGCCGGTTCAGTTCAGCCAACCTCCGTTTGATTTCCAAAAGCTCATGCTTGAGGAGCGTCTACTGTCTGAACAGCGCATGGGCAATCCTGACTTCGGTGCTGGATCGCAGTTCCAGGTGTCGGATCGAAAGACTGCCACAGAGATTCAAGCATTGCAGTCGCAAGCTGCTGCCTCCGGTGACCTTCGTAATCGCATGTTCCGGATGGGTCTTGCTCATCTATTCAAACAATGCTGGTCGCTTTACACGCAGTACAACAAGAAAGATTTGATGTATCGGTATGCCGAGGAGACAGGCTCTATGCCTCCGGATGGCATCCATGATGAATATTCAATTGAACCGAAGGGTGGATTAGACTTTATCAATCGTCAATTTGCCTTGCAGAAGTCGGTAGCTCGGATGCAAATGTTCCAAAATAATCCTTTTGTTAACCAGGGCGAACTGGTTAAATCGGTGCTTGAACAAGATGATCCATCGCTGGTCCGCAGACTCTTCCAAGATCCGAACGCAGCCTCTGGCGATCAGGCTGAAGATCAAGCGACTGAAATTGCAACGATGCTTGCTACTGGATTCCCTGTCGCAATCAAACCTAGCGATGATCACAAAGCGCACATATCCGTTCTGTTCGCATTTAACCAAGCGGCTCAAGCAAGGCAGCAACAGGTCGATCAGAGTGCAATGCAGGTTCTGATGGCACACTTACAACAGCACTTGGCGGCTCTTGAACAGGTCGATCCAAACACATCCCGCGCTATCCAGAAACAGCTTCGTGATGCAGGTAAGGCCCAAATGAAAGCGCAGGCACAACAGTTGCCTCCGGAAGCAATGCAAGGCCAACCAGCCGGTCCGATGCCTGCTTGAAGGTACCGGTAATGAGGGATGCCTTCCAGCAGGAAGGCTTGGCAGAACTTTGCAAGTGGGCTAACGAGCAAGGTGCAACAGGTAAGGCAATTGAGATTGGTGCGTATAGCGGTGAGGGAACAATTGTACTAGCCAAATATTTCAAAGAAGTTCTTGCCGTAGATCCTTGGCTAAATGGTTACGACATTAACGATAGGGCAAGCCAGCAATGTCCAATGAAGTTTGTCTTTGAGGTATTCCAAGAGCGCACATGCGATCTAAAAAACGTGATGTTTAGTCGAGGAAAGAGCCTAGATGCCCTTGAGTTTGTCCAAGACGGATCATGCGATCTTGTTTATATTGATGGAGATCATCGCTATGAAGGCGTGCTGGCAGACCTAAAAGGATGGAGCAAGAAACTAAAAGACGGCGGGATTATGGCTGGTCACGATTGGAGTTGGGAATCTGTTAAGAAGGCTTTAAAAGAAGAGATTGGGGATAAGGATTATACTTTATTCAATGGTGATTCATGGGCGATAAAGCTGTCCAACAGCCAGGATATGGTAAAATAGCGAAATGAAAAAAGGTTTATATGCCAATATCAACGCCCGCCGTAAGGCAGGGACAAGCCGAAGCAAGAAGAACTCAACCATTAAACCCAAGATTTGGCGCATGATGAAAGCTAAGAAAGGTGGGTTTTCAGAGTGAGGAAACTAAAGGCAGCATTGGCGTTTATACGCGACCAGGAATGGGTTGATGAACCAAAGTGGGAGGACGAGGACGAGAAAGCATGGACAGGATTCCTTTCCACACCCACCGGAAAGCGTCTTAGCCTTATCCTTTTAAACTTAACTTTACGTCAAAATGGCACCGCAGTAATGAAGAAATCAGAAGCACTTGCGGACGCTTGTGGCTATGCTAAAGGCTTTAGGGGATGTGTAGCGACCTTAGAATCGCTTGCATCCCAAAAACTAAACTCCGCCATTCCAGGCTACGGGGATGGATCGGATGAACAAGTAGTCGACTAACCTTTAGGCAGAATGACTCCCTGCCGACAAGTG